TAAATTTTATATTTGATAATTTACCAGCAAAAGATATACCAAATATAACAACTGAATTTATTAATGAGATAAAAAGTAAATACACATCATCAGCAGGAGACCCTAAAAAAAGAATAGCAAAGAAAAAAGGTATTAAACCATTAACAGAAGAAGAACAGGATTTATTAGAAATGGAAGATGATTTTAGTGATTTTTACAAAGGTAAAACACCAATAAAACCTGATGATAAAGGTAAATTTAATATAACAACATTACAAGAACACCAAAAAAGATTTATGGAAGGTTTTATATTTGGTAATATAAGAAGTGGAATAGTTTTTCACGGAGTAGGAACTGGAAAAACTATAACAGCAATATCTGCTATAAGATTGTATTTACAATTATATAAAAAAAATAAGGTATATATCGTGACCCCTCCTGCGGTTTTATTTAATTTTGTTGATAGTTTAATTCAATATGGTATAAATCCAACTGATAAAAGAATTGAATATTATAGTTATGTAAAATTTGCTAATGCTAATTTAGATTTAAAAAATTCTATGTTAGTTATTGATGAAGCACATAATTTAAGAACTGAAATTCAACCATTACCTAATGATGTATTTTATGAAACAGGAGATAACGAATCACGGAGAGTATCAAAAGGAATAAGACCCTATAAAATTTTATTGAAAACAGAAAACGCACATAAAGTTATTTTATTAACTGCTACGCCTTTTGTTAATACTCCTTATGATATAGAAAATTTAATAAGTATAGGAGAAAGTAAAACACCATTAGACCCTGAAACGTTTGGAAGTTTAATAAGTGATTTTAATAATTTAGTTGATTATTTTAAATACAGAATATCTTATTATATGAATGAAGGAGGAAGCGAATTTTTCCCTGAAATGAGAGAAAAATATGTAAGTATGGTGTATGATAGAAAAAGTGATGAAGGTGAAGCAATAGAAGCAAGAACCATGCAATTTACAAAACAAGAAGGAGTAGTTAAAAATTCTTTTTATTCTAAAAGTAGGGTTAAATCATTAGATGATGATAAATTTAAATTTTGTGTTGATATTATTAAAAAGAATCCAACTAAAAAATATGTATTATATACATCATTTTTAGAAAATGGCGTAAGTCGTTTAGGTGAATATTTAAAAGAAATTGATACACCTTTTGGAGTTGTTAGTGGTACTAAATCAACATTTGAAAAGAAAACAGCAATAGATGCATATAATAATTTTGAAAATCCTAATTGGGAAGGGTTAAAACATAGGGTTTTAGTTATTACAAAAGCAGGAGCAGAAGGCGTATCATTGAGAGCGTCAAGGGGTATTTTTGTTTTAGATGGTGTATGGAATGAGGCAACCTACGAGCAAATAGTAGCAAGAGCGATACGTTTTAAATCTCATTATCATTTACCAAAAGAGGAGCAATTCGTAGAAGTATATAAATTATTTTCGTGTTATCCAAGTGAAAAAAAAGTATTAGATGATATTAATAAAGGTGGTAATTTTGATTTTCAACAATATTTAGATAAAGTAAAAGAAGATAGAAAAGCACTAAAAGCAATTAATAAAATATTAGAAGAACAAAATAAAGGCGGTAAAATTACAAAAGCAATGTATCAAAATGCTTTGAAAAAAGTAGAACAAAGAACAGAATTTAGTGAGGCAAAATTAGCAACATTAAAAAAGGGTTCGCAAGAAAGAAGAGATTATTTAGCACAACAAAAGGAATTTGATAAGAAAAAGGCAAGATTTGAAACTGATGAAAATTTAAAAGCACTTCAAGGTTCAACTGGAATGATTCAAACACCTTCAACAGATTTTTTTATGTTTATATTACAAAAATCAAAATTTTTAAAAGTTGAAAAACTAATAAGACAATTAAGCGATGTACCAAGATTAGAAGATTCAATTTATGGAGATTCTACGCAAATTGTTGAGGTTAGAAAGTTTTATGATTCATTAATGGAGTTAAAAGATAATCCAACTAATTTATTTAAAAAACTACAAAATTATTTATTACCACTTGCTAAAAAAGGTTCATTAGAAATATCAAGAAATATAAAAAATGAGTCAAGTGATATATACCAATATATTTTACAGAGAAAAGAAATAAGAGCAGATTTAAAAGCAAAATTAAAAAATAGAATAAATCAAGAATTTTTTACACCTGACGACCAAGTAAAAGAATTATTAAATTTAGCAGGATTATTAGGAAAGGAAAAAAAAGATACAGGGTTTTTATCTATATTAGAACCAAGTGCAGGAATGGGTAATATAGTAAATGGCGTTTTATCTTTAATGGCGAAAAAAAAAATAAGTATTAAAATTGATGCTGTTGAAATTGTTAATGAAAACAGAAATGAATTAATTGAATTAAGTAAAAAAATACCAACGTTATTAAATGTTATGGAACAACCTGATTTTTTAAAATTCTTTCCATCAAAAGATTACGATTATATTTTAATGAATCCACCATTCCATTTACAAAAAAATAATAAAAATAAATTAATTCGTGATGTATTTGATTATGATTTTGTTAAAAGGGCTTATTCTATGTTAGATGTTAATGGCGTATTATGTGCTATAACTGGTAGAAAATGGATGGAAAGCAAAGAAGCAAAAGATTGGTATAAGTCCGTAGATGCTGAATTATATAACAAAGTTGTAGAATGGAAAGGAGTAAAAAAGGGTATGGATATAAAAGCGTTAAAAATGACATATATAAGAATTAAAAAGTTTAAAAATAATCCAGCATTAGATAGAGAAATTCAAAAAATTAAATTTTATGAAGATGAAAAAGATGCAGAAGAAACCAATAGAAACGATATAGAAACTAATGAGGAACATTTTGACATATTAGCAAAAGAAGAAAAACCACAAAAAGAAGAAAAAGAAGAAGAAATAAAACCACCTGATGAAGATGAAGAAAAAGAACAAATTAAAAAATTAGAAAAATTACAAAAAGAAAGTAAAGAAAAAAAAATACAAAGAGATTTAGAAGAGATAGTAGAAAATTTAGAAGAAATAGTTGAAGAGGATGAATATGAAGACCCTAATGATGATTTAGATTATATTAAACAGGCAGAAGAGCAACTTTTAATAATTGAAAAAAAACAATTAAACCAAAAAGAAAAAGAGTTAGTTAGTAAAGCGTATGACTTTTTACCTGATGCTTATAGTGTGACTGAAAATAGAATTAAAATTGTTAAAAAGAAAAAAGATGATTTTAGTAATAATACAGCAGATATTAAAAAATTATTAATTGATACAGCAAAATTACATAATGCTAAAACTTTTAGAAATAGAATAAATGATTATTTAAATAAAAATAATTATAGAGAAATACCTGAAAAAATTAGAAAAGATGATAAAGTTTATACATTTGGAGAAGTTAGAAAAGCAGAAGAAAAATGGAATAAATTAGTAAAAGATTTAATTGAGAAATGGACTGATGAAAATGTAATAAATCCACAATTAAAAATAAATGAATTTAGAAGTAAAAATAGAAAAGATTTTGACAAATTACAAGATGAATTAAGTAATACAAATGTTATTCCTAATATAAATAAAGTATTTAAAACAACATCAAAAAGAATACAAGAACTATATGAAGGAGTTTTACAATATACTTTTGAATGGATATACGACAATAAAACAAAAACAAAAGAACAGAAAGAACAAGAAGAAAAAGATATAGCAGAGAGTATTAAACGAACTAATAAACGAAAAGAAGAAGAGAAAAAAGATTTTGAACGCAGAAAGAAAGAAGGAAAACTAACACAAAAAGAAAAGCAAAGAGAAGCAGAAATAGAAAGGTTAAAAAAATTAGGTATTAATGTATCATTTATGTAATTGCGACAATTTATTGAATACTTTATTATTATATTCGTCAAATTGTCGCAAAATTAAAATAATAAATATAGATACTTTTTTATTATCTTATTATATAATAAATGAGTGGATATGAAGAAATACATATTTTAGAATGTAATAGATTACATAGCGAAGATTACAAAAATAATAATAATACAAATCCAGCAACTTGGAAAAATAATTTAGGTGGTAATTTAAAAATTCCAAAAGGTTCAAAAGTTGAATTACATAGTGCTTATATTGGTGAAAGGGGTTGTAGTGTATTAAATGCTATGGAATTTAAAAATACTAAATTAACTAATGAAAAAAAAAATATAACATATACAAAAATAACAAAAACAGACCAACAACCTGACACCGCAGGAGTTGAAAAATATGCTAAATGGACTACTGAAACTATAACAGAACCAATAGAACAATATGACAATAAAACAAGTATAACAATAGGATTCTATAAAAATGCTAATTTAGAAAATCATATATTTTTACCTCGTCCTTTTGGATTAAAAAAAGACGATAGTAAAAACTATACAAAATTTACATCTGCTGATAATATAACTGATGGATGGACTTTTTCACCAGTTGATAAATATTGTATAAGACCTTATGATTATCGTTTAATGGAAGGATATAACTATTTAAGACCAGTAGCGGATAATTCACGTTTTACGTGTTTAACAAGATTAGGAACTTCTTATTTTTATCCAACGACAGGGGCAACATTTATTAGATCTAATTACGATTATAGAGACCCTGCATTGGCAGATTATGATTATTACAGAGAAAAAATTGATTTAGAAGTTGAAAAAGGTTTTAATGGTGCTGATATTATCGCTAAAAAATTAACACAACAATTACAAAAAATACAAAATAATAAAATATTTCATAAAAATTCCGCTACTGTTGGAAATATACAAAGTAATTTATATAAAACTACTTATTATGAAACACCAACCCTAAAATATCAATATGGTGCATGTGCGAGTATTTATCAAGATACTTATTACAATGAATGGAGACTTAATTCAATTAACGCAAATACTTGTGCTTTTGATAATTCTTACCAGTTTGTTTATTTTAAAAGACCTGAATTTGTTATAGGAGGGCGTAATTTAGATTTATTTATTGAAACATATGTTCCAATAACACAAAATTCAGTAGATGGTTATACTTATGATTCCAAAATTAAATTAGATTTAGATTTTACTATTGATAATTTAAATAAGTTAAAACAATTTTTTAAAATACAAAAATTATATACTACCGATTTTTTTGATAATGATAATTTTGATTATATTTTAAGAGATGAAAATGATAATAAAACAGGTGTATCTTATGCTCGTTTTTTACATATAAATCCACCTCATAATTACAATCAATTAGCAATTGGTGGTGATTGGTATGATAATACAAATGGTGCTTATCCTGAGGCAAGTAATCCGCAAAGTCGCCCTTTATTTTTTTATTTTGACCCTAATAATGAAGATAAATATACCTTAGGAGATAATGATAATGATTTATGTTTTGGTTTTGCTACGAAAGATACTGATAATAGAATTTTATTACATTTTGAATTAGACCCTGCTAATAGTATTGATATAGGAATACCTGATGATTATTTTGTAAATGGTACTATTCCAAGTAATACAACCTTAGGATATGATAGACATTTTAGTGCATATGGAAATTTGGCGATGATAGGTAATTCAGGAATATTATTACAAACAAGAGACAATATACCAATAGGATTAACTGTAAGAAACTCCCATACAATAGATTATACAAGTTATTATATGACACATTTTTATTTAGGAGCAAATCAACCACAAATAATTTTTGAAGATAACCATTTTAAAATTAGTGATTTACATACAGGAGAATTAACAGGGCAAATATCAATTGAAGCAGGAAATACTGGAACAGCAACAGCACCTAAGGTTACCGATACCGCAAGTGATCCAGTATATAAAATAAATAAACGTGTAAATGATTCTTTATGGACTCCTGACGCACGACCATATCAATTAGAATCAACCATAAGCAATGGAAAAGTATATAAAATAAATCCTAATATTTTACCTTGGGCGATTTTTGATAGTCATAGCGGTATTTTTATTGAAGATTTTGGATATAATGAAGATGTTTTTGATGAAGGTTTATGGGGGTTATTAGGTTTTACATATAATCAATTCAATACAAAATATGAAACACAAAATAATAGGACATTTAGAATAACAGGCGAAAATATATATAATTTATCATCACCAACAACAAACGCACAAATATTAAGTTCTACACATATGTCACTACCTACAAATATATATAATGTTAAACTATTTAATATGGGTGGAACTTATCCATTTACCGAAGCAAACCACGGTAATCATTATCCTGTAATTTCAAATGTGTCACAATCTATGAAAATTATTTCAGTAAATTTACCACGTAAAATGTTAAAACCTTATTACCATATTAGAAGTTCTATAATTCCATATACAAATTATGTAGGAGGTATAAATTCAAATTCTTTACTTCCTATTTTTGCCATAGTATCAAAAATTAATGGTGAAGGGGATTTTTATAGTGAAACAGGGGGAAATATGGAATTTATCACTATGGAAGATTTATTAATTAGTGATATTACATCATCAATTCACGACCCTGACGGTTCTTTTGCTAATGTTGGTTTAGATAGTTCAATATTAATAAAAATTACAAAAAATATAAATCAATCATTAAATATTATTCAAGATATTATCGCAGAAAAAAAAAAATAAATAATTTGCGACAATTTGCTAAATATAATAATAAAGAATTCAAATAAT